AGCGGGCCGAGCAACAGCGTGACCATGAACGCCGTGGACGAGACCTCGCGCGTCGCGGGCTCTCGCCAGGGCGGGGTGCTCGGTTACTGGCGCGCTGAGGCCGGCACCGTCACCGCGACCGATCCGAAGTTCCGCCAGGAGAAGATCGACCTCAACTCGCTCGCGGTGCTCGCCTACGTCACCGACGAGCTGCTCGAGGACGTTGCAGCTCTCAACTCGCTCCTGCCGAGCCTACTTGGCGAGGAGATTGAGTTCAAGCTCGCCGACGCGATCATCAACGGGACCGGAGCCGGCCAGCCGCTCGGCATCGCCAACGCCGGCGCGCTCGTCAGCGTCGCCAAGGAGAGCGGCCAGACCGCGACCACCATCGTCGCTGCGAACGTGCAGAAGATGTTCACGCGGATGTACGCGGCGTCCCGCACCAATGCGGCTTGGCTCATCAACCAGGACTGCGAGCCGCAGCTCTGGAGCATGAGCATTGTCGCCGGCACCGCCGGCTTCCCCGTGTATCTGCCGCCCGGCGGGTATTCGCAGGCGCCGTATGGCAGCCTGTTCGGCCGTCCGGTTCTGCCGATGGAGTTCGCGCAGACGCTCGGCACCACCGGCGACATTCAGCTCCTCGACCTCGATCAGTACCTCCTTGTCACCAAGGGCGGGATCAAGCAGGACTGGTCGATGCACGTTCGTTTCATCTATCACGAGATGGCGTTCCGCGCCGTCCTTCGTGTCGGCGGTCAGCCGCTTTGGAATTCGGCGCTCACCCCGTACAAGGGCTCGAACACCGTCTCGCCGTACATCTGGCTGGCGACTCGGTCGTAAGGGGGTGAATGATGTTCTCTGAAAACGTGAAAATCACTCTGTGCTACCAGGGGCTCGCGAATGCGGTCGCCTGTGACGTCATCAACATGGAGCAGTTCCTCCACGGCGCCTTCGTCGTGGTCCACACTGGTGCCAACGACACCGACCTCACTCTGTCGCTGTACGAGGCGACCGACGTGGCCGCCGGCACGAACGCGGCGATCACCACCGCGGTGCCGTTCTACCTCGACTCCGACGCGGGCACCTCGAGCGACACTCTCGTAAAGCAGACGGCTGCGTACTCGAAGGCCATCGACCCGGCGACCATGAACGGGGTGGTGATGGTGTTCGAGGTCGATCCGGCCATCCTGTCGGACGGTTATCCGTGTGTGTACCTGGCCGACTCTGGCGGCAACTCTGGCAACTACTGCACGATCCTGTTCATCGGCGAGCCGCGTTACAAGGGCGCGACCCTGCCGACCGCAATCGCGTGACGACAAGCCATGGCGGGGGCCTCCGGGCCCCCGCTTTTAGAAAGGAATGACAATGGGATTCATGCATTCAATCCCGCTGTTCGACTATGGCACGTCGTCTGCTGAGGTGGAGACTTCGACTGCGGACACCAAGTTCCTGTCGATGTACACCAAGGTGTCGGCGACCAGCGGCGACGCGCGGGCTATCTATGCTCGTTTGAATCTCGGCGGGACCATCGCATCGACCGGCTACGGCGATGCGATCCGCGCCTGGGCGAAGGTGAGCGGCACCGGCTACAGCTACGCGACCGGCCTGCACGCGACCTGCTCGATTGATGCTAGTGCGACTGTCACCGGCTCGAGCTCGGGCCTTCGCGCAACCTACGGCGCAGCGGCCGATACTCGTACCCTCGGCGGTGCGATTTCCGCTCTGCACCTCTGTTCTGACGTGGCTACCGGCAACACCATGCCGACCGTCAACGCCTTCATTCGTTGCACCAATGACGGCGCCGTCAGCTTCAGCCACCTGCTCGCTCTGCCGGGCGCTGCATCGAACAGCACTATCTTCGCGACGCACACCACGCAGACCATGACTCACTCGATCCGCATCATCGACGATGACGGGACTCCGTACTTCATCATGTGCACCAACGCGGCGACGAACCGCGGCGGCGGCAGCTAAGGCTGACACGGGAGGGGACTGTGATTGACGACCTCAAAAGACTTGCGAAGGAACTTGAGCAGAAGGAGAAAGAAACCGTCTTTGAAGCCGCACACGCCATCGGCGAGGCGGCGGGACGGAAGCTCCAGGTGCTTGACCTGATCCAGAGGCTCGAGAGCGACCGCAAGGAAACCGAGATCGCAGGCGTGAAGGCCGAGACTGCGGCGAAGGAACCGAAGATCGAGAAGAGGTAACGATGCAACTCACACTAGCGACCGCACCTGTCACCGATCCGGTGACACTCGCCGAGGCTCGCCGGTGGCTCAACTTTACGGCAGGCATCACCGAGGATGACGCAGTGCTCGAGGATCTCATCCGCGAGTCGTATGACTTCCTCGAGGAGTGGACGAATCGGAGGATGCTCGGCCAGACTTGGACGCTGACGCTGGATGCGTCGGAGGTGAGCGACACGATCCGCGTGCCGCTGGTGCCGG